CATCGTCGAGGAGATTGCGTACGATCCGCGTTTCTTTGAGCGGAGTGCCCAAGATCTCTCTGACGAGTTCGTGATCGTGGCCATGCAGCAGAACGCTGCGCCAATGGCCGACGCATATCAGTCATTTTATCAGTCGGTGTTTGAGGGGAGAATCATGCACGATGGTGATGTTGTACTCACCAATCACCTGGCAGCGACGGCTGCCCAGAAGACCGAACGGGGCTGGAAGATCAGCAAGATTCGGTCTACCCAGAGGATTGACGCTGTGCCAGCAGCCTGCACAGCCGTCTACAGGGCTGATGCGAACGCTCTAATTGAGGGCGGGGGAGTGTTGTACGGGTGATAGTCTTCCGCAGAAGGCAAGTCAGGGTGCACCAGTCTGACCCCGCTCCCTCCATCGAGGGTGTACTTGTAGGCAAGCCTTGGCGCAACGCAGGACACTACGTCATCCGTAGGGCGGGACTCATAATTGCGCCGGGGCAGACGGTCGCGAGCGACAGCAAAGAGATCTGGGTTCCCAGAGAGCGCGTCCTCTTCGTGGAGGTGATCAAGTGAGTGCCATGACAATTAGGAAACTGGCCGGAGACACCGTCACAACTACAGATCAGATCCTCAAGAAGTATAGCGAAGCGTTTGTGAGGGGAGATCTGCGACGCGAGCAGGTCTCAACGATCATGGATGCGCTCCTCGACCTCAGATCGGCAGCTTGTCTCATGTCCGCCGAGCGCGAGAAGGTGAAGAGGTAGTGGAGTTCTCGATCAATCAGAAGTACCTCGTCATCGTGGAAATGCCGAAGCGGGTAGGCTTCGCTGAGTGGGGCACGGTAGCTGTCGTTCAGGCTATCGGGCAGGAGGAGGCTATTGAGAAGGCGATAAAGGATACTCCTGCCCTGACTGAGTATGTCGCCCCCGGTATAATGAGGTTCATGGCTGTGCCAATCCGAGGCGTGCCAATCAAGAGTGCATCCGTTGTGGGACAGGAGCTAGTGTTCTGATGATCATACGAACCAGACAGGGTGATGTGGAGCTCCGGTCCTCTCAGGAATGGGGCTCATCCCACTTGATCCCGCAGCCGGGAACGAACTTTATCTCGAGCGCGGGTGTGCCAGTCACAGAGGAGATCGCGTTTGGGCTGCCGGCGGTATCGAATGTCATCCGCTCCCCGGCAGAGACGATCGCCTCCCTACCGTTCATGACTTACAAGGGCAAGCCTCGTGAGCGAGCCGAGGACTCCTGGCAATGGCAGTTGCTCCATGAAGAGCCAGACGACATGGGGACGGGAACGTACAACTTCTTCTACGATCTCGAGTTGTCTCTCGAGGCTAGCCAGAATGCCTTCATCCAGAAAGCCAAGAGTCGTCGTCGTATTGAGGCGCTGACGATCCTGGATCCTCAGCGTGTGCGGGTCTACCGGGACAAGCAGGGTGTGAAGCGGTTTGATGTCTACATGGGAGATGGTCAGACCGAGAGGGGATTCACAGCAGCGGACATCTTGCACATCCGGGGCTTCTCTCAGGTGCCGGGATCAGTTGCCGGGACGAGCCTCATCGAAGTTCACCGCAATGCCATCGGCTCGCAGCTTGCCCTCCAGGGGTTTGAGGGTGATTACTTCCGCAATGGCGCTGTCCCCTCGTTCTTCTTCACAGGGGCGAAGAACAGGGAGCATGCCTCAGAGCTTATCGAGCTCCACAACAGCCAGCACGGTGGTGCGGGCAAGCAGTTCAAGGTTGGCGCCCTATGGGGCATGACTGATGTGAAGCCCGTGCCCGTCTCGATGGTCGACGCGCAGTTCATCGAGGCGAAGCAGATGTCGGTTGAGGAGGCTTGCCGAATCTGGCGCTGGCCCAAGGAGCTCATGGAGCTTAGTGCCGGGCAGACAGGTGCCCAGGCTCACGACGAGAACGCTTGGACGGCAAAGATGCTCAAGTTCTATGTCCTTCCCCGTCTCAAGCGCATCGAGAGAGCGTTCGCGGCTGACTTGGACCTCTACAGTGGAACGGGTCTTGTGGGTGAGTTCATGACTGCGGCTCTTGAGCGGGCAGACTTCGTAACGAGAATGAGGGGATACAAGGATGCTAGGCAGGGTGGCTGGGCAACGGCAAACGAGATTCGCGATTACGAGAATCTACCTCCGCGTGATGACGGAGACTCGTTGCTCGAGACACCTACGGGCTCAGCACCCAACGCAGTACCAGCCCAGGGAGGGCAGCAAGCGCAACAGCAGGAGCAGAATGGAAAGGTTCCCACATCAGCAGAGGCGCTGATAATCGGACAGGAGTGGTGATGACGGACGTACTTATGGAGCCGTTGGCCCCCACGCATGAGGATGACTCGAGAAGGTTCTTCCGCTTGCGTGATGTCGAGTGGCGTGACTCCGGCAACGGCAAGGAGTACACGTTCGTCGGCACGGCCACCGTGTTCGGAAGTTGGTCGGAGTCTCTTTGGACTCCAAGAGGCAATTTCAAGGAACGCTTCCTCCCTGGAGCGTTTGAAGAGGTCTTCGCGGGACCGCATGACGTGCGGTTCCTCAAGAACCACGACAAGAACCTGGTGCTCGCACGCACCAAGTCGGGAACGCTCGAGCTCGAAGAGACGGACTCGGCCTTGCGAGTCTGGGCGCGTGTAGCCCGGACAACATACGCAACAGATCTGAAGCTGTCCATGGAGAGAGGTGACATTGATCAGATGTCACTTCAGTTTGAGATGGACTATGACCGTGGCGCAGAGGACCGTTGGTACGAGGATCCTCGCACGGGTGAGATCTGCCACGACGTCATCAAGGTCTCGGACCTGTTTGACGTCTCGGTTGTGACGTTCCCGGCCTACGCCGAGACTTCCGCCGCAATGCGGGATTTCAGCAGGGCTCAAGCTCGTGGCCGTGTCCCCATGCAGAGTAAGGCCCAAACGAGTGATCTGTCTCCGCGTGCCTACCAACGGTGTCGCCAGGTTGTTGCGGAGACACCTTGGGCTATTCATCCTCCATACCTCAATCTGATCATGTCGATCCTGGACGAGAGGTCGATGGGATACCGTCCTAGCGACCAGGAGATCAAGGATCGGATCGGTGTCAAGCGCGATGCGACGCCGACAGAGGGCGGTACCACAGCTGTGATTCCGCTCGTAGGACCGGTCATGACCCGTGCCGGCGCAATGTCGGATGTCTCGGGAGCCAGTACGTTGGAGGAGTTCAAGTCCGCATTCCGGCAGGCTCTGAACGATCCGGCGGTGCAGGCAATCGTGTTGGACATCGATTCTCCTGGTGGGACGGTTGATGGCGTACCAGAGATGGCTGCCGAGATCGCAGCTGCTCGTGGCACCAAGCCTATCACAGCTGTGGCCAACTACATGGCGGCTTCGGCTGCCTACTGGATCGCGACGGCTGCTGATGAATTGGTTGTGTCGCCGTCGGCGGAGGTTGGCTCTGTTGGGGTGTACGCAGCCCACCAGGATCGCTCTGCGGAGATGGCGAGCAAGGGAATCAACACCACGTTCGTTTACGCAGGAGACCACAAAGTCGACGGCAATCCTTTCCAGCCGCTCTCGGAGGAAGCCCAGGCCCACCTGCAGGAGCAGATCGACTCCATCTACGAGGACTTTGTGGATGCTGTAGCCGCGAATAGGGGGACCACAACCGAGGACGTTCTGGCCAACTTTGGGCAGGGTCGTACTCTACTGGCTCGTGAAGCTGTCGCTGCTGGCATGGCTGATCGTGTTGCCACGCTGGACGAGGTTCTGCAGGAGAAGTCCAGTCCCATCGAGACCCGCTCATTTGTGCACAACATCCCAGAGCCAATTAACTTCTCGATTTCGACAATCTCGGGGATCGAGACCATGCCGGGGTCTGGCTCTTCGGCCAACGTGAACTACAACTATCAGTTGGAGACTAGGGATCACGTCCGTGAGGTCCTAGGTCTCGTCGCACAGGCTGAGACAGATCCTGTGGACGATCGCATTGACGCAGCACTGCCGGATGCCGAGGAGGAGATTCCTCCCGTTATTTCTGGTAATGTGGTGGTCGAGGCGGATGGGCTCGCCGCTTTGAAGAAGCGGTCTGCTGCTGCGGCTCAGAGGGCGAGAGATGACAAAGTCCGTCTAACGAAGGAGATGTTGCAATGAAGCACGACCTGACCAAGCTCGAAAGGGAAGCGAAGGAGAACTACGAGCGAGCCGTTCAGCGACTCGACGAGCAGGACTCCCGCATCCAGGCACTGCCGGACTTCGCCGACGCGGACCCGACTGAGGTCGAGTTCCAGATGGCTCTGTTCGACAAGCTGAAGGAAGACGCCGATCGCGCCAAGTCGACGTGGGAGCGGCAGATCGCTCTTGCCAAGGCACGCCGGTCCATCCGTCCCCTCTCGGAGTCCGAGGGTGGAGACGGTGATGACGAGGACAATGGAGACGAGATTGCCGCCCCCTCGCCGGGTGTGCGTCGGGCTGCTCGCATGAGCGTTCGCGAGCCTCTCGTGTACGAGCCCCGCTCGGGCAACTCGTACTTCCGCGATCTCGTCAAGGCAGAGCTCGAGAAGGACGCCGAGGCACTCACGCGTCTGGAACTCCACGGTCGGCAGGTCATCGCCGAGACGCGCGACGTCACGACCGGGGATCCCGGCGCGGCAGCGTTCATCCCGCCGCTGTACCTGGGCGGGCAGTGGATCGACACCACAACTCCCGGTCGTCCGTTCGCGGATGCCATCGTTGCCAACGGAGGCGGCGTTCCGCTTTCGCCGGTCGGCAAGACGATGGACTTCCCGCGTGTGACGGTTGCTCCGGACGTTGCGGTGCAGGAGGACGAGGGCGACGCGGTCAACGAGACTGACTTCGACTCGGACACCTACTCGGTCAGCAAGGTGACGATCGCTGGCCAGAACGACACGTCCATCCAGACGCTGGAGTTCTCGGACCCGTCGATCGACACGATCATCATGCGAGAGCTCCAGAAGTCGTACAACCAGAAGCTCGACTATCAGCTGCTGTACGGCACCGGCACGAAGATGCATCGCGGCATCAAGGTCGTGGTCGTGAGCGACGGCGGGAACAACATCACGTTCTCGTCCGGTGGTGCAGATGACCTGCTCGCCAAGATCTACGAGGCGCAGTCGGATATCTCCACCAACGCTCCTGGCTACGACGCCAGCCACGTGCTCATCCATTCGCGGCGTGCGGCCTGGATGGCTTCGCACCGCGACGGCAACGGGAACCTGTTCCAGCAGGGACAGTTGTTCCTCGCAGCTGGTGAACAGGATGCCGGCTTCGTCGGCAACATCGCGGGTCTCCGCGTTATCCGCGACGCCAACATCCAGACGGCACAGGGTGCGAGCTCGAAAGAGGATGATGTCTTCGTGCTCAACATGACGGAGCTCATGCTTGCAGAAGGTCCGGTCCGGACGCGTGTCCTTCAGGAGGTCCTCTCGGGCACCCTGCAGGTCCGCATCCAGTTGTACGCATTCTCCGCGTTCGCGGGTGGGCGTCGGCCGGCAACGATGGCCCGGATCTCGGGTGCGGGTCTGACGACCCCGACGTTCCCGTCGGCGTAGTCTGAGGTTGGGAGAGGGAAACCTCTCCCCTCCCTGAGTCTACGGCAACGGAGAAGGAGGAAGAAGGATGGCGGTTACAAAGCAGGAAGCTCAGGTTCAGATCAAAGCTCTTACCCACGAGATTGCGGGGTACGAGAACGCGATCAATATCAAGCAGGGGCGTATGGAGCAGTCCAAAGCTCGTGGAGACGCCAAAGAAGTTGCGTTTCTGGAGGGAGAGATCGAGCAGGCCAACCGGGCGATCTCGGCAGCCAAGGGTCAGCTTGCGTACTACGGCGGGAGCGCCGGTACGAGGCAGCAGAAGCGGAGCCAGACCCGGTGAAGATCGGTCTTATCGGGTACGGCTACTGGGGCAAGTTCGTCGCTCGGGCAATTGCTCGGGTTGGCGAGCTCTCGGTGATCGTTGATCAGGATCCTAAGGCGGCTGTGCTTGCGCACGAAACTTGGGGACCCTGGGGAACCAAGGTGACGTCAGAGGCATCTCTTGCTCATGAGCTATGCGATGCGGTTTGGATCGCAACGCCTAACAGGACGCACTACAACGATGTGTTTGATGCACTCAACCGGGGACTGCATGTCCTTTGCGAGAAGCCGTTTGTGACATCAGTGAGCGAAGCTTCGGTTCTCGTTGAAGAGGCAGAGCAACTTGGCGTGGCCCTGATGGTCGGTCACCTTCAGTTGTACACCGAAGTTCAGGCTGAGGCCCGAATGCTTGTCAACCAGCACGGCCTTGGGATCTCTGGTGATTACAAGTATGAGACTGCCAGCCTCGTGAGACGCAATGTCAGGGCGTCTCTGTCTGATGGCTCGGTTCTGTGGGGAATTGGCCCCCACGACGTTGCTGCAATGATCGATCTGTGGGGAACGAACTGGGAGGTCGAGAGTTGTGATGGTACAACTCACAGGATCGCGGCCAATCTCTGGTTCCCGGATCACAAGATCGGGGTGTCTCTCGAGCTTGATTGGTTGGCGGAGGA